CCAAATGTCAGCCCGCGTTCCTACAGCATCGTTTCGATTCATCAACAGCAAAACCTTTAAGACGCCCTACGCGAAGTGGCCGAACAGCAAGAATATATTTCGTGACTCCCTTGGGGATGTCGGTAGTATGAAAAACAGACTCGCGCCGCTACCTATAGCAAGGATTAAAAAAACTCACAAATATATATGGGAACCGACAGGAGAACAGCTTGCATTTTCAACAACTCAAGTTTGTAATACAAAAACGCCTGAAGCATTAGAAAATATTGAAAGATGGCGTCATAAATGGCAGCCGCGCGGTGAAACTGCGCATTATGCTTTGCAACAACGAATGTTGGGTAATGACAAAATCGAAATGGGCGACTATGGCGATTGGATAAAACCGCTTATGGATTGCGAATTATGGGAAGACTTTGAACCGTGGGCGGTTGAATATATGCTTTGTGATCTTGAAAAGTCTGTTGGCGGTCAACTTGACCTGTTGGGCTACGATAATAAATCGCAACGTCTTATGTTGATTGATTTAAAAACACAAGGGAACAAGTATGCAAAACCTTATACGACAGACGCGCAAATGGGAAGTTATCTTGAAGCGCTAGGAACGCACCATCAAATAATGCCTGATGTTTGTAAAACAGTTTGGGCGAAGCCGAACAAATGCGTTGTCGGCGAAGATCAAGACACGGTTGATTGTGCGTTTGCATGGTCTCAGGCTTGGAAAAGATTTGATTCTAAACAGGGGGGATTTTAACTAATTTACGTTTAAGCGTTGACAACTCTATTTTGTGTATATACACTCTAAAGAGTATATGTCCCTTATTTATTCAATGACTCTTACAACTTATCCAATGCGTGAAAAAAAACCACAGCAAATCGGAAATTATCTCCTTGATGAGATCACACCAAAAGCTCTTAAATTAGAGATGGAAGCAAGTAAACACGCTCTTTCTGATCGTATGCTTAAAGATCCTAGTTGGGAACCTTTTGTTTGGAATGGTACTTTGTTAACTTCGCCTATGATGGCTTTAAGAGGTGCTGAAGAACATGGACTCTATGAAAACAAATCAATTGCAATAGCTAATATTGTCAATTCAGTAAATAATCATTTAACTTCATTAGGTAAAAAAACAATTACTGATAATTCAGTATTATCTAATTTAAAAAAGGCAGCTAAATATTTACATACTGCTTATAGTCTTGTTTTAAGACCTGATAGCTTAAACATGACTGTTACTTTATTAAGTGCCGCTGCCACTAATCAAGAAATTGAAAAATGGTATAACCAGATGGAATCGAGGTTAGAGAAAATTATCACACTTGCACAACACGCAAAGAATAGTGATTTTGAACAACTTCCATCTTTACCTATAGCAAAACAAAAGTTTTTAAAACTTGCTGATGTTATCAATCCAGAAACAGGTGACGTAAATGAGTAGTTCAATAATCCCTGAGATTGTTGGTCAAACGGAGATTCTTGAAGAGTCTCCCATGACATCACAAGAGCAACAAAGAAAAGTTGAACTCGAAACTATTTTTAAATCTGCTGATACAAGTCAAGAAGAAAAAAGACTTATTCAAGGAAAAGCACTTTTGCAAATTTGTAGAGAAAAACTTTTCAGAGGTAATGATGGAGGTAGGACTTGGGAGGATTATTTAAAACAAGACTCTCATAATTTAACTGCCAACAATGAGCCAATCAAAGATCGAACTTCTTTAAATTTGAGAGCTTTTTATATGCTTAGATGTGAAATATTACCAAAAACGCAATCGATTGCGTTTTTACCAAGTGCAACACATTGTTACCAGCTTTTAGGTTTTTTACCTTTGCCAAGTAAAAATCCTGAAAAATATAATGAACAAGATTTTAATAAAATTGAAAAAGCAATAAAAATATGGAAAACTGCCTGTAGTCAAGTAGGTGCAAATAATCCTAATTCTAAACTTCAATTACCAAATGTTAATACTGTTGCTGAATTAGCTCGTGAACAAAGAGTTAGAGATTCACAAACACAATTTAAACCGACTGAACAACAAGCTATTGAAACAGTTAAGCAAGTTTATGATCCTTTAACAGAATCAACTAACAAGTATGTTACACCCAGTTATGAAGATGATAGTCCACCTATAAAAACATACGAACAAGAAAGAAATACTCAGGAAGTAGATCCTTTTTCTGAATGTAAAAGATTATTTAATGTTTTGGATGCAGCAGAAACAAGTTTACAAAATTTACATGGTGTTCTTTATCATCAAATAAATAAGTATGGGAGTGCTTATTTAGACCAGATGAAACAATTTGATGCTGGCTTATATTCAGTATCAGATATTGATGAAAAAATAGATTCTTTGAATGATCAAACAGCTTATCTTGTTGATTTATTGCAAAAAGATATACAGCCTAATGATCTTGTAAAAGATAATGAAAGAACTTGAATTTCGGGTCGTAGGTTTGGCCGCGCCACAAGGTTCAAAAACAAGAACCAGAAACGGCGGAATGATGGAATCAAGCAAAAGGGTCAAACCGTGGCGGCAAGATATTATTCACGCGGCGCTTGAAGCATATGCGGGAAATCCATTTGATGAAGCTGTTTCAATTTTTATTGAATTTATAATGCCGCGCCCTAAGAATCATTACAGAACAGGAAAATATTCTGAAATATTAAAAGATGACGCTCCTTATTTTTGTATGACCAAAACAGGAGATATTGACAAACTTTTAAGAAGTACGCTTGACGGACTTTCTGTAAGTTCTGGCGGTTCTGTAATTATGGACGATTCTTTGGTTGTATCTGTAAAGGCTTTAAAAAGATATGCGGCACGTTATGAACTGGCGGGCGCAAATATAAATGTAAAAACATTTGACAAAATAGAATAAATTAGTAGACTAAAGAACGTAGACACCTAAACGATTAAGGAAGAGTTTTCGTTTAGGTGCTATTTTTAATTTTTTTATTATGGAAAAACAAACAAAACAAAACGAAATCCCTGATTTAGGGGGAATTATTACAACAAACGATTTATATAAAAAAGGTCGTTTTACTTATAGCGCGTGGGCTAAAACGGCGCAAAGAATTAGAGAAAATGCCCCGAATTGGTTTTTTGCTTTACAGCCTGACCCAAACGGACAACTTGTTTGGATGGCTCCAAATAATACAGGTTATTTAATGGGGTATTTTGAAAATGTAGTAACTAATGTAAAACTTCCTCTATTTCCTTACGCAATAACTGACAATACAAATAAAGCAATTAAATATGAAAATATAAGCGCTAATCATATTCAAAACTCACAACGCCGTCATTTATGCGCGTGTGCTTGTTTTTCCTTTGGTGATGCTTATGAACTTTGGGCGGATGTAGAGGTCAAAGATTTAGACCAACCAAAAGAAGAACCAGAAGTTGCTGATAATACAGTTGAAAGAACACCGACAAAAACTAATCAAGAACCTGAAGAAAATTATCTTTTACCGCAACAAATAAATGAAAAAGCCAGAGACTTAATTTGTGACGATATAAGAAAATCAGGCCATCAAAAAGAAATTTTAAAAGATTTTAAAGAACATTTTAAATTAAAAGTTACTTCTGTTCGTCCTGAAAACATTACATTATCTGAACACGGCAGATATTTGCGCCAAGCTATTGAAAAATATAATGATAAAAATTAATGACAGAAGAACAAGCCGATCAAGCGGGTCAAGAGGTAATTCAACAACTACGTTTGCGGCGTTCTTCTTATTACAACCGCAACAAGTTTTGGTTCAAGGTCGATGATAAAGAAGCCACCTTGATTCGCGATTATTGCGAAAAACACAAATTAACCTTAACTGAATTTTTTAAAACACTTTTATCCCAACATTTTAATCATGGCTGAAGAATTTAAACCCGCATTACCGCTACCAGTAAAATTTTCTACAAGTGAAAATGAATATCAAGATGCCGACAAGTTTCCAAAATCAATGTCGCTTTTCGTTCCTTTGGAATCAATTCAACCGCTTTGTGACCATATGATAAAGCTAGGCGATACCAAATCAAAAACAGGTAAAGTTTGGGACTACACCAAAAAAGAAGAAGTTGAAGTCCAAGGCATTTATTTGAACGCTAAAGGTAAAGAAGGAAAATATGGAGACTTCGGAAATATAAATCCAAAATTAATCGAACTTTCTACGGATGATATGCCTTTTTGATTTTAGGTTCTTTCTGTTTTCTTTCTTTTTTTAAGCTAATTTTTATTAGTTCTGTTTCTAAATCCCCGATCTTTGCAATACAGTTTTTTATAACTTCGTCTTTCTCCCAATTTTGACGTTGATAATTAATTGCTAAATCTTGCAAATATTCGGGGTCTTTCATTTCTAGAATCATCCGCGCCTGAATCTCAAGATAGAATTGATCTTCATACGTTTCTGTTATGGTAAGCCAATCATCCCAAGCCATAGCAAGAAATCCTCCTATATTAGGGATAGGCTAACTTTGGGGATTGTTTCGTTAGCCTATCTTTTGCAGAGAAGGGGCGACCAGTACCCCTTATCCTTAACATAACTTAAAGTTATGTAACAGGCCATAACTTTTCCTTAACCAGTTTTACAAGCTCATCGTCAACGTCTGTCTCTGTGGAAGCGGCATAATCTTCAAGCAATCCAATCACAAGAGATTTTACTGCATTTGACTTGACGAAAAACTTCAGTATAGGCTTGATAAATCTAATCATGTTTTTGTTATATATCTTTCCAACTGTAGACAATTTTGCTAGTTTTAGCAAAAAGCCTTAATTATGGAAGATCAAGAACCGAGTAGAGTCGAAACTATCGTCAAAGTTTGTGTCCTTCTTTGGTCGGCCACGCTCTTAAGTCTTTCATACTATGAACCGCCAGATGGTAAAAAATTAGTAGATTTTGACCCGACATTTATTGCTTCAATTTTTTCAGCATCTACAGCTTCACTAGGTTTTCAGATAAAAAAGAAAAAAGATACTATAGTAGACAATAAGAACACCAAAGTAGGCATCAAATGAAAAAACTACTTCCTATTTTATTTTTGCTTCCGCTTCCTATTCAAGCGGGCTATGTCCACAAAATAACGGCATCGGCTCAAGGTGTGGTTGATGGAAGTTATTCTCAAGCAAAACGGATCGGGTCAACTTATTCGATGAGTTCGACAGGAATTTCGGCGGGAACGTTGGGGCATTTAGATTCCCCCGCACTTGATAATAGTTCAGTATTAACAGGCGTGGCGGCTACTCATGGCATCGGGACATACACCCAAACGACCGCCGGCGCAGCTACTTCTTTTAGTGAAAGTTTTACTCAAGGTGATGCTGTAGTAACAACAGCAAGTGTTTCAAGTGGCGTTGTCGGTTCTTTACCTGTTACAGGTGACACAATTACATATTCAGGCGGTTCAAGTACAGGTC